TGAACGGATGACAACCGAAGACTGGTTGAAAAAAATGAAAAAATGGTTGAACACACCAATAACAGATTAACAGGAGGTTATAAAATATGTTACAGATTTTCTTAAAATTATTATTAACTGAAATCATGGGAAGTTCTGGAGTTGCTCCAGTTCGTTTCGACGGGAAAGATCTTTTTATCCCGGGCTACTACGGAAGACGGGATTTATCAGCACTTGATGTAGGAGTGGCAACAGGAAGTAGATTCTTATTATTAGGTGAATGCAAAGCAGGAATTCCTTATACTGCAACAACCGATTATCCAAATGTTTTAAATAGAGTAAACTGGGTAACTAATACTGAAGAATTAAAATTGATTGTCAGAGATGGAGCTGCGTATGACGGAGCTTTATTTGCATTAACTCCATCAAGTCATCCCGGAGTAAACGGAGTTCCGGCTGTTGGAGTTATTAGAGTAAATCAGGCAACACGAGCTACATTAACAGAGGTTGACATTGATGCAAATGATTGTATTAAAGTTGATAGTCTAGATTATGGATTGTATACGAATCAAATTCGGTATCAAATTACAGCAGGAACTACTACAGGAAAAAAATTAAGTGTAAGATTTGAAACAAAAACAGTTGAACAAGATGATGTAAATTATGAAATCTTTACACTAGTTTATGCTGGTGCTGGTGGAACAAATATAATTACGATTGATCCTGTAGGAAATTTAGTATGTACAACTGCCGGGCCAAATGTACCAGCTGATGATGTTACAATTTCATTAGCAACTTATGATACAGCGGCAGAAATTGTTGCATATTTCAATGCTCATACTTCAGGAACTTATACAGCTGTGTTAACAGGAGATGGAACATTCAAATCAATTAAATTAGACAAACTACTTGTTGGTGATGCAATAGACATCAAAACTATAAAAACTATTTCGGCAATTCTTCAAGCTTGTATAGATTGGTTTAATAATAGTTCTGCATATTGTGTAGCTGATCATCCAGCAGTTAAGACATATCGAGAACCTGATGTAATGGCTGCATATGAATATCTTGCTACAGGTTCTGAAGGCGCTGCTGTTATTACTTCAGATTATACTACAGCTTTAGCAAACATTGCAGCGTTAGATGATGCTTCATTTGTTGGAGTAATGACAGGAGATGCAGCAGTTCACGCTGTATTATCAACTCATTTAACTACAATGTCAGAATCAACGGGTAAAAATGAAAGACAAGGCTGCGTAGGAGCAGCATTATCAGCAGCTAAAGCAACAATGATTGCAGAAGCAAAAGCAATAAACAATAATTTAGTTGGATATTTTGGAAGTGAAATAAAAAGATATAATGCATTAGGAGTATTAACTACATATGCTGGATTTTATGGAGCTTGTGAAATAATGGGGATGTCGGCAGGTAATGCAATTAATTTTGCTCCAACAAACAAAATGATAAATGCGATTGCAATAAATGCACTTCCTGTAGGTATTAATGATTATATTAAAGCGGGAATCATGGTTGCAACACCAAGTTCTTTAGGTGGAATACGAACTGTAAGATCAGTAACTACATCTCAAGCGACAAACATTATAGCAAATGAATGGAGTGCAATGAGAACAGCTTTGTATATAACAAAAGATCATAGAACTTATGTTGAAAGCTTAATAGGAGAACCAGGAGATACAACGATTTTAGAATCAGTACAAAATAGAGCAAGACTGAGATTAGAATATTATGTAGATCAAGGTTGGCTAGTAGTTGATCCAGCATTTGGAAACGCGTATAGAAATATTGTATTTTCTGTATCTGGTGATGTTGTGACAATGAATTATGAAGGAACTTTGGTTATACCATTTAATTTTATGCTCGTGACACATAATTTCACGGTCGTGGGTGCAATTCGATCATAAGGAGGTGGAGAATAAATGAATAAGTTTTTAAAATTAATTATACATCCAATTCAAGGAGCTACTGATCCCGATACACCGGTTTTAGCAGGACTTGATGCGATTGTAAAATATGATGGAAAAGTAGTTGCATGGGCAACAAATGTTTCATTTGATGAAGACTTTGAATTACAAGGTATACGAACATTAGGACATCATGGAGATAGAGGATACAAATCTCAAGGATACAATTGTACAGTAACTGTAGGTACATTTGTTTTGGAAGGAGATCTAGATGATAATCTTCCAATTCCAACTCGACAAACGATTTTAACATCAGGACTTGCAAGTTTTGAGTTAATTGACTTAGTTACTGGAAAAACATTATATATATTAAAAGAATGTAAATGTGCTACTGCAGGTGTTAACCTTGATAGTGGTAGTTTATCTAGTAAGAATACAACATGGAGATGCCGCGAGGTTATGCCTATAGAAGGCAATGTGAGCTAATTTTAGCCAAACAAAAAATGAATTAAAGGAGGAGCGAAATGGCTGATGAAATTAAGTACAAAGGATTGACTATAACAGATGCTGAAAGAGTGAAGTCTAAAAATTTCGGTGAAAAACAAGGAACATTTTCTGTTAAAATTCCACTTCCTTTTGAAAAAACACAAATCTATGCTGCAGTTTCGAGGGCATTGGGTGGTGCAAGTCTTAATAGTATTCAGGCTGAAGACTATGAATATACGAGGATGATTGTTTCATTAAACTTTGTAATTACAGCACATCCAGATTGGTGGGAAGGCGCAGATAAATGTCCTGATGATGATTTTATATTTGAATTGTGGAAATTTTATTTAAAATGTGAAGAAGAATTTCAGAAATTCCTAAAAAAAAATTCTTAAGTGATTTTTATAATGATCCATTATGTTTTATTGACTTGTGGATTATTGAAAAATTTACATGTTTACCAACTGAACGAAGATTCATAGATTTAGAAGAAGAAGTAAAAATTGCTCTTTTTAACAATTTGAATATGTTAGGAAAATTGGAAGATATTGCAAAGAATGTACAAATACAAAAGAGAATAAATAAACTTAAAAAACAAAAACCAGACGAAACTGTAAGCAAGGGAATTTTAGACAGGATGGAAAAAATGTTTAAGAATCAAGGCTTAAGTAAAGAAAAAATTAAAGAAAAACTTAGAAAGTTCTGTGAAACAAAACGAAATCTTGATTTAAAACATTTGGAGAAACAATAAATGCCAAACAAGTTAGAGTATAAAATAAGTGCTGTAGATGATACTCAAAAAGCATTTGAATCTGCTTCTGATCGAGCAGCGAAGATGCTTTCACAGTATAAAGAACTTTCAAAAGCTGGATTAACTCCATCAGGGGAGATGAAAGGTCTTAAAAAGATGGAGAATCAGTTTAAAAAAATTACAGAAGAAATAAAAAAAGCAAGAAAACAAAAAGATAGATTGGGAGTAGGAAGACGAGAAGCAGGAAGAACAGGAGCACAAAGGATTGCTACTGGTGCTGAAACAGTTACAGGAGTTGGGGCAGCATTAACTACAGGTCAAGAAACTGAAGCTTTAGCTGCGAGAATGAAACAACTTGGACAAGTAATGATTTCAGGAGGACAAAAAACATCTCAAAATATAGTAGAAGCAGGAAAAGGATTTAAAAAGGAAATTGATTCTGCTGCAAAAATAGTAAGAAAAGCAGGGACTGGTGGAATTGGAGGTTTTGGAAGAGGGGGTGCTGGTGCTGGAGGAGGAGTTGATCTTTTGAAAGGTGGAGCTACAACAATGATGGATCAAGCGAAGGCAACAGTAATTCCATTAGTTGGAGCTGGATTAGCAGCAGTAGCTGGTACATATATGATGGCTTCTATGGTGGCAAAAGCTTTTAGACAAACTGCAATGCAACAAATGCCAGGTATACAAGCATTAGGATATGCAGGAGGAGGAAGAAAAGGAGGTTTTTTTGAAGGTTATAGAGAAATCGGAGTTACTGGTGCTCAAAGAGTTGGAATTATGGCTGGATATGCAAGACAAACTGGAATAACGGGAGAAGGATTAGAGCCAGAAGAGAAAAAAGAATATGAAGTTCGAATGCAAAGACAAGCAAAAATTATGCAAGCTTATGGATTAAGTGTAGGACAAGTTAGTGGATATGCTGG